CCGATCATCTGCCCCGCGAAGACCACGGGGTCCGTGTTCAGCCCGTCGCCGAAGTCGACGAAGAACGCGGTCGCCGGATCGTCGGAACGGAACGCGCCGACGCGCATCTGGTCGCCGAGGAACTTCTCGACCGAGCGCTCCGCACGCCGGCGGAGCGCCGGCGTATTGTTCGAGTGACGCGCGAACTGCAGCCCGACCTTGATCGACTGCTCGATGAAGATCACGCCGCGCCGCTCCGCCACCGTCGGGAAGTTCCCGCCGCTCTTGAGCGTGCGCGTCCCGTCGATGTACCGCGGCAGTCCGCGATCCGTGGTGAGCGGGTTGATCCGCTTGGGGTAGACGAGGTCGCGCTTGCGCTCGTCCAGCGTCTCGTCGGTCTCGAAGCCGAGCACCGAGCGAAGGATCCCGCGCTCGACGCCGGCCGGAGGCTGATAGACCCCGCCCTGCTGCGACGCATCGGTCCGCGCGTAGACGCCCGCGACGATCCCCGAGTGAGGAACCACGATCTGCTCGTCGTTCCCGAAGACGCCGCGGTTCGGGTTCAGCACCTTCACGCGCGGCCAGTAGATCGCACCGAACTCGCTCGATTCGAGAAGACCCGCGGTCGTCTCGACGTAGTCGACGATCTGCACCGCGGAGAGACCCGAGGGGCAATCGAGCACGTAGAAGACCGAGCCGTTGCGCCAGACCTCGCAGTAGGTGATCCCGGCATTGTGCACCGCGGCGGTCGCACGCCCCGAGGTCGAGAGGATGCGGAGATCCGAGACCGCGTCGAGCGCGTAGAGCCCGGTCTTCGACACGCTCGATCCGATGTAGTCGGCGTCGACGATGCCCGAGAGCCCGTCGTTGCCACCCGCCATGACGCCGGTCGTCTGGTTCGCCGGCCGACGATCGGTCGCCGAACCCGAGATCGCGAGGTCGGTCGCGATGACGATCGGCGATCCGATCACCGAATCGTTGACCACCGTCTCGACGTACCGATCCGCGGTCTCGTCCATGGTGAGATTCGGGAACGTCTGCACCACGCGCCCGTCGTCGAGCACTTGGAGATCGAACTCCGACGCGACGCCGCTCGACGCATCCGACACTCGGAACGTGAGCCGGTTCGCGTAGGCGCCATCATAGCGCCCATCGAAGCGAAGCGTCGCGACCGCCGCGCCGGTCGAGCCGGTGTGCGTGGCGTTGTCCAGCCCGAGTTCGTCGTCCGCCGTGCTCGACGCCTGCACGAGAACCGACGACGAAACGCCGGTCGTGTTCGACGTCACGCGCACCGCGCCGCCGACGTCCGAGACCGTGCACCCCGCGACCGCCGCCTCGACGATGGTCTTGACCTCGGCCACCGTCACCGCGTCGACGTTCGAGACGTTGCCGCCGCCAGCCGTGTTCCCGGTCGTGAAGCCGAGCGCGCCGTTCGCGGTCCCGCCCGTGACGTTGATCCCCGAGCCCGTACCGCGACGGTCGCTCGTGAGCCGAACGGCCGAGCCCGTGTCGCTCGCGCTCGCGCCCGCGATCTTCGCGTTGATCACCGCCGCGACCTCCGCACGAGTCGCCGCACCGATGGCGACGAACTCCGACGTGAGGAACGCGATCGTCTGCACCGCGCCGCCGTTGACGGAGACCGTCAACGTCTGCCCGTTCGAGAGCGCGAACGGACCCGACCCGGAATCGCGCGACGCCGCGGTCGCGCTGAACGTCGCGGTCGCCGGACCACCGGCGTCGATGTCGACGACGAGCGTGTCGCCCGGTTCGAGGTCGAACGGGCCGACGTTCGCCCCGAGCACGGTTCCCGCGGTCGGGGCAGTCGCGCCGGTGTTCACGTCCAGCGTTGCGGCCGCGCTCGTCTTCGTCGCAGCGCTCGCGGGGTTCGTGTAGTGCACGGTTCGCACCGCGTACATGAGTTGCCCGCCCTCCTCGAAGAACCCGCGCGCGATGTGCGGCAGATCTGCGTTCGCGGTGTCGCGCCCGAAGATCCGATCGAAGTCCTCGAACGAGGTGAGCGCAGTTGCGACTCCGATCGGTCCGCGTTCCGCGACACCGACCGCTCCGAAGATCGCGGTCGGGACGCCGGGAATCGCTCGGATCCGGGGCTCTTCCTCTTCGATGATCACGCGACTCGCGCCGCTGCCCGCTGCCTGCGTCATGCCTGCCTCCGATCGCCCTTACCGGGCGCATCCTTGCGACGCGAAGCCGCGTCTTCGTTCGTCGTCTGCGTCGCCGGCGAATCCGTCGACGTGATCTCGTCCTCCGCGCGGAGCTTCCTCGCCGCGATCAGCGCCGCGACCTCGGGACACCTCACCACCGAAGGGTGGAATCCTCCGCGCGACTCGCCGTGAAGCAACGTCACCGAATCGGGGATCACGAGTCGACGATCTTCGAGGTGCACCTCGCCCGTCTTCTCGACACGCGTGCGCGCGTAGACCCGACGAATCGGTGAGACCTCCCGCGTCAGGTTGAACGTCAGCGCGGTTCGGGACGTGTTCACGAGCTTGGTCGACAAGTTTCCTCCGATGCGGGCGATGGTAGCACCGTCTCGCCGATCACGTCGAGACGACCTCCGACGAGAGCGAGGGGTCGCTCGTCACGAGGGGGCGAAGGGTGGTCGTCATGTCGCCGACGAATCCGGGAAGATCGACGATGTCGACGCCGATCACCGCGATCGTCATGCTCGCGGAGTACACGCTCGACCGCGTCGCGCGCGACTGCACTTCGGGGTTGCCCTCGATCGCGAGTTCGTACGACACGACCCCCGTCGGCGAGCCGTGGTCGACGGTAAGGCGCTGCGCTCGATTCATGGACACGATCGCAGCGTTCAGTAGTTCGAGCGTGGGGATCGCCGCGTCCATCGCGACCGTCACCCCGAAGACGAGATCGAACGTCTTCGGGATGCGGTACTCCGCGACCGAGCCTTCGTCGACGTCCGACGTCACCGGCGGCGCGGTCGGGTCGACCTGCTCACGATGAAACGGGTTCTCGCGAAGTGTGGGTCCGGTGAGGAAGAGGATCGGGAGTTCGGTCTCCGCGACCTTGCGGAGCGCATCGATCGGATCGTCGTCGAAGTCGACGTGCTGCGTGTAGACCACGTTCGGCATGATCCACCGCTTGAGCGAGCGAATCAGCGCGCGAACGATCGTCGTCAGCCTCGACTCGCCCGTGAACTTCGGTCGTCGGAACTCGAATCCGCCGGCGACGACTGCGCGCCCGAGCACCGCGCCGAAGTCGTCGACGTTCAAGACCTCGACGTCGACCGTTCCTTCGTCGTGCTCGGGCAACGTCACGACGAGTCGCGTCGACGATGCCACGCGCACGAGCCGCGCCGGCACGACGCCGAAGTTCACGATCACCGAAGGTGCCGGCGGCGGTGTGATTCCAGATCCCGAAGGTGCCGCCGTCGTCGGCTGCCGGAAGTTCGACCCGACGATCTCGACCACGGCGAATCCGCCGGTCGATCCGATGGTCGGGGCGATGCTGCTAACGATCGGCGTCATGCGTGGATCCTATCACCGCGGAATCGGGATGCCGAGTTGCCCGAAGTCCCCGCCCATGTTCAGCCCGACGCGTGCGAGGAAGCGCTGCCGCACGTCTGCGGGCTTGAAATGCTTCTCGGCCACTGGACGAATGAACGGCCGCGCCGGGATCCGAATGATGACGAACCCCTTTGACGCTTGCCCGTATTGGCTCCGCGTTCGCGTGAACCGACCGCGCGAGTCGCGACCGCGTTCGCGGTTCATCAAGTGGAGCAACGCGCGCATCTTCGGCGTGATTCGGATCACGATCGGGTTCGACCCGAACTCGTGAACCTCGGCCACGTTCGCGAGCGATCGACCATCCTTCGCGCGAGCGCTTTTCAGCACGCCGACGAACGAAGCTCCCGCGCTCACGCGGCGCACCGTGATCGAGTTGCGGAGATCGCCACGAACGATCAACGCCTTCGTCCCTCGGAAGCGCCGAAGCTCTCGCATCTTCAACGTGCCCGGCGCCAAGGGTCGGAACGCTTTCCCACCGGGCGCCTGCTCTCGGATCCCTTCGACGATCAGGCGCCGCATGTAGTGCGCTTCCTGTTGCGTCGCGAGATCGAGCGCGCGTCGAACTCGACCCGGTGCGGTCGCGAGGATGCGCCGCGCTACGGGCCATTGTCCTACGCGAAGAATCGGCACCGTTCAGCCCTCCGGCGACTTCGATCGTTCCTGGAAGCGAGCGAGCAAGAGGTTCCGCTGCCTTCCCGCGAGACCGTACGAGCGAGGTTGCGCCATGGTGCAGAACAACCCATCGCCCGGCATCGCCTGCATGACCTCACGCGACGCCGGATCGATGATCGCGACGAGTCGATCCGACTTCCGCGGCACGAGCGCGTCTCCAGTCGTCGCGTCGACGTACCCGAGTCGTTCGAGGTCCGCGAAGTGGAAGACGAGCGAGAGCCCGGTGATCGGATCGTCGCCGCTCGCGACCATGCGAAGCGTCTCCCATTGATCGTCTTCGACCTGCGCGGGGAGATCGATCGGTTCGAGTTCTACACGAGCCGATCGCCCCGCTTGCGTTCCATCGTCGACCCTTCGCGGTTCGCGGAAATCGGGATCGTACCCGTCGACGATCGCCCCGTCACCATCGGGATCGACGACCAAGGTCGAGCCGGTGTCGTACCGCGCGATGCGCACGAGCACCGGACGAATCAGCCGACCTCGATAGCTCACGTCCGCGCCCCTACCGTGAGGTCTCGAACGTCGATCCGCTCACGCACTTGGATCGGACGAACCAATCCGCCGCTCGTCGTCAGCCGCACGTCGAGCACGCATCCGAGTTGCGCGACGATCCCGCCCGTCTGAACCGCCGTGAACGACACGCCCACCGTCCGATTGGTGGTCGACGTGATCGACGCCGTGCCCGTGAGTAGAAGCTCTTCGCTCGACGAGTGAAGACGCACCGCGACCGAACCCCCGACGAGTTCCGAAGAGACATCGGCGGGAGTTCTTCCCGCCGTCGGTTCGACGATCAGCGTCGCTTGCCAGTCGCACCCGCGAACGATCGGATCTAGAGCCACCGCGACCTCCTACCCTACGACTTACCGCCGCGAGCATAGCGCGGATCGACGACGCCGCCGATCCGTTCAATGCCGATCGCACTTCCGCCGACTCTCTCGGTCGTCGAATCGACTCCGCCGACCGCGTCGACCGAGCGCGAAGCACCGCCGGCCGCGAGGAACGCATCGAACGCCGGTCGACCCGAGAGCACGCCGACCACGACACCGCCGCTTCGCACGATGCCAGTCGTCGGATCGAGCACGAGCGTCGAGACCGCGAAGCCGCCACGCGCGAGCCATGCCGCGATCTCGTTCGACGCGACAAGCTCCGACGTCGTGACGCCGCCGATCGATAGGTACGCGCGAACGCGACCGGCGCCTACCGAATCGAACGCGAACGCAACGCCGGGATTCAGCCCGCGCGCTACCAAGTCGGAGCGCAATCCGAGCCCATGCGTGATCACGTAGGCGCCCCGCGTTTCGTCTGCACACCTACCGCCGTGCGCACGAGTTCGCCGTCCTTCGTCGCGAGCGGCCACGAACGGATGACCGCAAGCCCGGCGTCGTCGTAGAGCTTGAGCGCTTGCGCATCGATGTCGACTTCGAGCCGGTTGTCCGTGATGCGTCGGATCAGTTGCACCGCCGCCGCGATCGAGTCGGGATCGCTCGCGTCGAGTTCGTCGAGAAGTGTCGCACGAGCGGAGGTGTAGCCCTGCGCCGTCATGCCCGCTTGAACCTGCGTGACGATGCTACCGCCGGCGATCTGCGTGAGGCTCGACCGTTCGAGGTTGATCTGGATCTGGAAGACACCGAGCGTCGGCGCGAACATCGAAACACCTTCGACGTCGGGGTAGACGTTACCGACGATCGTTAGCTCGTGCGCCGCTTCGCGTGGACGAATCCGCCACCCGCCGGCGGTGTTCAGGAACACGTAGGCACCCGCCTTCTTACCGCCGCCGATCGCGTTGCTACCGAACGACTCGACGAACGCCTCGACGTACTTCGAGCCATCGTCGCCGACGACCCAATCCTTCCAGCGCGAATAGATCCCGTCGATCGCCTCGACGGTGTCGCCGTCGCTTGCTTCGAGGATGATCCGATGGTTGGAGCCGTCGAAGATCATGGGTTGAGGTACTGCCGATCTAGCTGCTGCTGAACCGGAACCGTCGTGTCGGCAGTTGTCGAGAACGAGAGAAGTCGAAGGTTCTGATACGCGAGCGAGAGAATCACGATATCGACGCTCGTTCCGCTCGGAAGCGAGAACGTATGCGATCCACTTGTGACGTTCTCCGCGCCGGTGCCGCTTCGCTCGGTCGTCGTACCAGCGTTGAACACGCGGACCTCACTCGGGTTCTTCAAGCCCGTGAGCGTGACCGAGACGTTCGAGTTGATCGTCGTGCTCGCGCCTGCGCCGTTGCGAACCGTCGGCGTCGAACCGCCGCCGGTGATATTCAACGTGACCAACCCGCCGCTGTTATTGTAGATCGCCGCGCTCGTCGTCCCGTCTGCGCCGTAGCCGGCGAAGAGGTTGCCGTCGAACGTGTACGTGCCAGCGGCCGTGATCACGATTGCGTGGCCGGTTCCTCCCGTATTGTCGAAGGTGCAATCGGTGATCGTGCTCGGGTTCGCGGTCGTGATCATCGAAGACCCCGCCGCGGTCGGATGCGAAGAGAACGAGCACCCGTCGATCGTTGCTCCGGCGTGCGTGATCGTCTCGGTCGAACGGACGACGCAATCCTGCAGCGTCACCTTCGACGTCAAGAGCATCGAACGGAACCCGGCGAACGTGCATCGCGTCCACACGCTTTGCGACGTCGCGGTCGTTCCGAACACTTCGAGCACCGGCCGCGTGTCCGGCGACGTTCGCCCCGCTCCGAGGAACTGAATCCCGGTCCACGTCACGACGTTCGATGCGTTGCCGAGGTCGACCGTGATTCCCGAGAAGCCCACGTCCGCGAGGTGATCCGGGAACACGAGCACGCGATTCGAATCGGTGAAGACGGTAGCGGTAGCCGTGAGCGTACCGCTCGCCGATGTCGCACCGATGATCAGCCGACCGCGGACGAACAAGATCCCGTTCTGCGTCGTCACGTACCCGAATCGCCCAGCGGCTACGGTCCCTTCGTCGTCGGTCGTGAAGTCGGGGAACGCGCCATCGGGATCCGTGCTCGTGCCCCCGGTGAGGTAGAGCCCTACGCCGATGTCGACCGCGTCGAGCACGAGGTTCTCAGCCTTCGACGCCGCCGAGAGATTGCCGACGCATCCGAAGTAAGAACACGCCGCGAGGTTCGGCGATCCGGTCGTGCTCGTTCGATGCGCTGCGACGTTCGGATCGATCGGGATGATCAGGAACCCGCCGCGCGGCGGATAGAGTTCTGCCGCTGCCGACGATGCGACTCGATATGCGTAGTACGCACCCGTTCCCGAACCGACGCGCACGTCGAGACCCGTCGCGTTCAAGGCGGCGTAGTTCGTGACCGCGACCTTGACCATCCACGTCTTCCGACCCGTCGCCGTGAGGTTTCGATTCGCTCCCGTCGTCGTGTAGAAGCCTGCCGCCGTCACCTTGCGCGAGATCGCACCGACGCCTTGGTAGTAGATGTCGGGCTCCGTGACCGCGCCCGGACCGCCACCGATGCCGGACACGTTCGTCAACGCGTCCATCGCATCGGCCCGGAGCGAATCTTCGGCGACGGCGACGGCGACCACGGATCAGACCTTCGCGGTCGTCGACGGCGTCGACTCGGGATCGGACGGCTTCGCGAGCGGATACTGCTTGCCGGCCTTGCGGAGCGAGTAGCGCTCACACGACGAGCGCTCACACCGCTGCACGGTGCCACGCACGCCCATCGAACGATGGTCGACGAGTTCGCTTCC